GACAATTTCTGTCACTGTCTCATGTGAAACATGACCAATATTGTCACTGTAAGCATCTGCAAAGGCTTTTTGCTCATTTATATTCATGCTGTCACCTCTGATTTGTTTAGGATTTGCTCAATTTCACGCATTTGGTAAGGGTCAACATTTAACCAATTGGTTTCACCCCTAATAGTGCGGATTTTTATTCTAATTTGCCCGTTTTTTTCATCTACTGAATTAGAGTGATTCAAAGGGAAAGGCAAAGCCTTAAATAATTGTGCATCGATATAGTTCATTTTTAACACCTTTTCAACAGTTATAAAGTTCTGATAATGCGCTGTCTAAATCCATTGCATCATTTTCATATGACAGAATAGACGAATCTCCCCACCAATAACCCTCGACCTGTTTAGTGCGTGTGTTTATCCAAATATTCGGGCCACCAAACGCCACTAAAATTCTCGCACCTAGATATTCTTTTTTACTGTTGACAATGTATTCAATATCTAATACATCTGATAAATAATCGAATGCTGAAAATTGCATAGTTGAATTATCGGGTTGAATCACTGTTATTTTTATGCCATCTACAGTGAAGTGTAGGGTTTCATTACCCTGTTTAGCAGTGCCAAATAGGGTTTTCAGTGCATCATTAGGAATGATTACACTGTTTTCACCATTTACAGGGGTTTCATCTATTAAAAGTCTACCTAGGATATGACCATTAGTTGATTCTAAGTATGTTCCCCTGTTATTTTGAACAACATGGATACCACACAAATAATAACGAACGTCTTTAATGGCACTGAATCTAGACAATGCTTTCAGTTGTTTGCGTTGAATTGAAAATTTCATATTAAAGCCTTTTTAGTTGAAAATGCCTAGGAAAATGCCTAGGTGATAGGATACTGTTACCAATACCCTATACCCTAGTTTTTAGCCCCATATCCCAATTATTAGCATTAAACAAATAAACCCTGTTAGGCTTACCCCTACTATGATTTTGTCGATTTTTTCCATTATTGTGCCTGATCTTCAGCATAAGCTGATTCGATACGCTCGTTTGTATCATCGCAATACAAGCCAGCATCTTCCCAATTTATGTCGCACGCAATTACTTGCCAGCCATCATTAGAGTCGTTTTCAATAGAATCAATAATTAGGTGTTGATTGTGCAAAGCTGATTTATAAGACAATGCCGCACCATCGGAGGTTACAAAATATCTAGGATAACCCCCAGGCCATGCATAGGGTTCGCAAATGTCGGTTTTAAATTGTTGAATTGTATATTTCATGTCTACACCTATTAAGTTAAAGATAAACCAGTGATACGAAAGCATTTGCCATTGGACAATTCAACATCTATTGTGCCAAAGGGGTGAATTTTTATGACTTTGACTTGTTGCACTTTGCCAAAAATCGGCATCATGTAAATTTGATTGATTTGCAGTTTCATTGTGAACACCTATTGAATGATTGAAGATTGATTGTGTGATAGTGTTTAACACTATACCATAGGGATAAACCCTAGGCATAGCATTATTTTTACTGAATAGGTGTAGTTTGCGATACATGGAAAACAGTGCTAGACCTACACAATTTTGTAGGGTTACCAGTGACTTTATCTTTTGCGTCAATATAGGTAACTACTTTGACCCCATGCTCTCCCTTGTTGACTTGACGACCTAGTGCTTTCCATGCGTTATAGGTGAATACATTCTCCCTAGGAATAATTTCACTAGGGCTTATTCCCTTTGCAGTAAACCCTTGCATGATGCTAGGGATATTGAGCAGAGAATCACCATTTTTTGCCCTTGCAAGGCTTTCCATTTGTTGCAGTTGTTTATCCATTTTTAACACCTATCAAAAAAGTTAATGAAATTCCTAGGAAAAACCTAGGGCATAAACCCCTACAAGTAAGGGTCTATAACCTAGAATTTAAGCCTTTGCAAGTGTTTTAATGGTCTCAAATTCTGCAAGGGTAACAATGCGAACACTTCCCTTAACCTCGTAAAGGTTCCAGTTATTTGACGATATAAATTTAACTGCTTGAAGATAGGTTAATGGGATTGTCCTATCAGTCCAAGTGTCATCATAGTCATTATGCCTAATGACAATATAGTCTTTTTTCCAAGCATTACTTTTCATTTTTAAGCCTTTCAAAAGTAAGCCCCGAAGGGCTTGGGTTTAGATGTTTGTCTTGTATTTCTTGATAAATGCCTTAAGTAGCCGAATGTCTTTTTTGGCTATCTCATTAGATTCAGGGTCATCACCTAAACGCATCTCATCGTTATTGATGTGACCATCCTCAAAGTATGTTGCAAGGCGATATTCTGCCTCTTTAACAATCTCTGCGTCCGTGTAATCCGTGGGTTCTTTTTTGTCATCGGCACAGATACACTCAAATGCAAATTGCATCTCAGGTATAGCCAGTGCTTGATTAACTATTGGTCTCATGTTTAAGCCTTTTGAGTTTATCGTCCGAAGTGTGGACACTTTTACTAATGCACATACCATGCCAGTTTTGCAGTTTCAACAAAATCAAGCCATGCGATGATAGTGCTCACTAACAGAGCGCACCAAACTGGTGATGTTAGTAAACACTCTGCACCAAAAAAGGGATGTTAGTAAATGCTATTCACCAAGATGGTGCAATATCGAATTGCCGTGAAATGGCGTTTCATAATGTGAAACCTAATTTATTGTATTCTGAATTCGGTGTGTATATGACTAGAAGTTATAAGGTATGGCGATTATGGTGCATAAACCCCATATACCCGTTGCTAATGAATTATCATTATCACTAGCATTACCCGACCACCTAGTCGGTTAACTCATTCCGCATTATGAAACGTGTCTTATGTTAGTTGGTGCTTACTTTGATGGGGGGGAGGGGTGGTGGTGTGTGTGTAAATATTTGTGTACCCTCCTCCGCATAAGTTAAGCCAATCTTAGCGTTTAACAGCAATGGCTATCTGGATTAGGTAAGGAGTTGGTTGACAAATAGGATAGACACCCGTGAGTGGGAGTATCCTTTTTAAAGGAGAGCCTCTCGTTTATCTAAGTTAGAGAAGGTTGTCAGTCCTTGCTCTCCACGCTACTAGCCCCGTTCAAGATGTTAGTCTTTACTTAAGAACTACATGGTTCACTACGTTTATCCTACTTGGTCGGCTCAACCGCATAGAGGGGTGGGTGATGCCCCCGTTTGATGTCACTATACAAGAATCCTGTTCTCATGTAAAGTATGTACTAACTTCCCTCTTGTGGATAAAAGATGAACGTAGTAGATGCACTCCCTGATAACCTGAAGAAAAAGGGTCGCCCAAAGGGTTCAGGTAAATTGACTATGGCTAAGTATGCTGATGCCAAGCCATTAGCTATGTTGCCTAAGACTGAGAACCAAAGAGTCAGAGAACTCAAAGACTTGTTGATAAACAGTGCTGGAGTCAATGTTGTACAGAAGACTGTTCAGATTGCCCTTGACGATGACCACCCTGCACAGATGGCGGCGCTGAAGCTATGTATGGATAGGATGCTTCCCGTTACTCTGTTTGAGAAAGAGAAGAATCAGAGAAGTGCTGTGAACATTACGATCTCAGGCATTGGTGGTGTAACCATTGGTGACAACACTATAGATGCAGAAGATGTAGAAAGCAAAGATGTCTGACCTAAACTTTAGCCTCCTACCTTGGCAACAAGAAGTCTTTGCTGATAAAACAAGATTTAAAGTTATTGCGGCAGGGCGGCGTTGCGGTAAGTCAAGGCTCTCAGCCATTACCCTGTTGATTGAAGGACTGCAATGTAGTGCAGGGTCTGCTGTGCTTTATGTTGCACCAACGAACGGTCAGGCTCGTCAAATTATTTGGGATGTTTTGATGGAGTTGGGTAGAGAGGTTATTCAGTCTAGCCACATCAATAATATGGACATTACCTTGATAAACGGAGCAAAGATTTATGTCCGAGGTGCTGATAGACCAGATACTTTGCGAGGAGTGTCGCTCACCTACGCTGTGCTTGACGAGGTTGCAGACATCAAACCTGAA